AATGACATTCATCAATTATAACCAAATCAAATTTTGATTTCTGAATTAATGATTCTTCTTTTGATTTTAATGAATGAAAGTTTTTAATAATATCATAGTTAATGATTACAAAGTCAGCAGAATCATCATATTTTTTCCCCTCACAAATATAAATTTCTTTTTTAGAATAATTTTCAATTTCTCTTTTCCAATTTTGTTTTAAACTTGCTGGACAAATAATTAAAGTTTTACTTGGGTTAGCCTCAATAGATGCAATAATTGCTGAACTAGTTTTACCCAAACCCATATCATCAGCCAATATGAATTTATCATTTTCAAGCAGTTTTTGAACAGCTTCTTTTTGATGTTCAAATGGCATTCTATGTGAATACTTATCATAATCAACAACAATATTTCTATTTGTTTTATCTACAATAATTGCGTCTTTTGGTATCCAATATAGATTTAATTTATCTGAATCAAAAAATTTACCAACAACATGATAAGACTTTTCCTTCTCAGCCAATAATTTTTCAATCCATATTTCTTTTGGAACAGTTGTTAATAATTTATCGTCAGCAATCATATTTGCAAAATAAATGTCAAGATTAACCCATTTCTTTGCAACTTTTGGAGGGGTATTATGGAATAAGGATATATATTCAACTTGGGATTCTGTTAGGTAAAAATTTGGTTTGTTATATGACAAACTCTGTATATTGAGTAAATAATCATTCTTGCCTTTATAATTTTTTAACAAATCTAATGCGTCATCTACTGATAGTTTTTTTTTACTCATTTTACTTATATTAAGTATAATAATAGTTTTTATTTTTTAATTTATCAACATAAAGCATATTTATATAATAAAATAATACAAATGGCAAAGTTAGTTCCCATAACAAGAATTGGTAAATTTTTTGGCGATGATGACTTTAATTTAGATGTTGAGTTGGGGATGGAATATTTGGATGGTGATTTGAATATGAGTGTTGTTCTATATAGAATTGATAGAAAGAAAACAAAAAAAGATGATGTTTATGGTGAAGCACCAAAAGATGGAATCGTATTTATGCCGCCAGTTGAATTAAAGGGATTTGTCCAGATTAGTGAATCATCGTTAAAACAATTAGGCACTTCAAAAGTTGAACAAAAAGAGCCTGGTAATATGAAATTTTCATTTTATGAAAAACAATTAACAGACTTAAAAGTTGAATTATTAAAAGGTGATTATTTAGGTTATTATATTAACGAAAATAAGGTTAGGTATTATTCAGTAATTGATGATGGTATTGTTAATATGGATAACAAACATACATATGGGGGCTATAAACCATTTTATAGGACAGTTATGGCAACATTTGTTAATAAAGACGAATTTAAAGGATTTTAATGAAAATAATAATTACAGAAACACAATTAAAGAAGTTAAAAGAAATTGTAACAGAAGATGAAGTAATTTGTGATAATTGTGGATGGTCTTGGGATTTGGCAGATGGTGGTGATGATCCATTTATTTGCCATAAATGTGGTCACGATAACGAAGAAAAATAATATGCCATTACCAAAAAAAATAAAAAATACTCTGGATATTGTCTATGACAAAACTCTACTAGAAAGAAGACAAGAGTTATTAGAGAATATTACTGATGATGGTACATTTTTACCAAAATCTTTATTACATGAGGATTTAGATAAAGGTATGCTTAATTTCGTTAAAAATGATTTGCAAATAATATCTGATGGCAAATTAATTCCTACATTAGATAAAATTATTAGTACACAAAATTGGTCGCAATATACAGAAACTTGGACATTTATTGATGATGATAATAATGCATTACCACCTTTTTGTACATTAATTAGAACTAATGACCAAAAATACGGAACTAATCCAGCAACACAATATACTATTCCAAATAGAAAACCATTCTATTTTGCAAGCGTGCCAACATGGGATGGACAAAGAAATGGTTACGATATATACTCGATACCACAACCCGTTCCAATTGATATAAATTATAGTTTTAAACTAATAACAAATAGAATAAGAGATTTAAATTTATTAAACAAAAAAGTATTACAAAAATTTTCATCATTACAAGCATACACCATAGTAAACGGACATTATATACCAATCATATCAACCAATATATCAGATGAATCACAAATTAACACTGATAGTAGAAAATTTTATATCCAATCTTACGATTTTACTATGCTTGGATTTTTAATTGATGAAGAAGAATTTGAAGTTAAACCCGCCATAAATAGAATTAGTCAAGTTTTTGAAACAGAATTGAATAATTCAGTACCAAATGTGCAAATAACTGAAACAATTCCAATAAATGATTTAAATTATGAAATATTATAATGAGTTGTGGTATAAAAATATTAAGTAGTAATCTTTTAAATGAAACTGTTTTTGTTTCAGTTAATCAAGATGGCACAATATTTAATTTGGGGGAAAAGATAATTCCATTTATGGTATATGAAATACCCGGCTCTAACTCAATTAGTGGTACTTATAATTTATATTCGCCAACTTATAAAAAAAATTATGAATTAATTGTTCCAGATTTAGGTAATATTTTACCTTGTGTAACGCCAACTATGACACCAACTATATCTATGACACCAACTATAACCCCAACAATATCTATAACACCAACTCTAACTATCACACCAACTTTAACTATCACCCCAACAAGTCCATTATTATGTAACACATTAATTGATTATAATGGACCAGAAGTTTATCCACATATATCTTATGTGAATATTGGGTATAGTACTAATACTATAACAACATTTGAATATAGCGCATATACTATTGCGGATAGATTTATTTTATATTACAATAATAATAGATTGCTTGATACTGGATATGTAGGTTCATTTGTTTATGATTACGGGGAAATGTATAGAGAAAACTTTACAGAACATTTAATGGGTAAAATAGATCCTTTAACGAATTTAGAGTATCCAAATATAAATACGACAAATTCCGCACCAGATGGTTATCCATTTGTTAATTCAACAAGCGAGGGGACATTTAGTTTTGTAAAAACATCCACAAGTGAAATTGCAAAAGTTGAAGTTTATTCTTGTGCTCCTATAAACATATGGGATTTTAGATTGAATTGCCCAATAGAACCATCAATAACACCAAGTCAATCAATAAACCCAACGCCAACACCATCAAATTTTTAATAAAAAACATATTTATATATAAAAAAATGGAATCAAAATTAAATAATATGCAACATAAAAATGTAAAATACATTAATAAAAATTTAACAATTAATAATGTGAGTGTACAGACAGAGGAATCAAATATTGCAACAATAAACAATCAGTTTAAAACAATATATATGCACATTCCAAATAAACCAAAATAGATTACAATTATCACATTTACAATTAAAAAGGATACTAGTTATATAATTAGTATCCTTTTTTAATATTTAAAAGTTTTTCATTTTTTTTTAGATATTTATATAAATAAAATAAATAAAATTATGGCAAATGAAAAAGTATTTGTATCACCAGGTGTATATACTTCAGAAACAGATTTAACATTTGTTTCACAAAGTGTTGGTGTTACAACATTAGGAATGGTTGGCGAGACATTAAAAGGTCCAGCTTTTGAACCTATATTTATATCAAGTTATGATGAATATCAAACATATTTTGGAGGTACATCACCAGAAAAATATGTTAACACACAAATACCTAAATATGAATCAGCATATATTGCTAAGTCATATTTGCAACAATCAAATCAATTATATGTAACTAGAATATTAGGATTATCAGGATATGATGCTGGTCAATCATGGTCAATAACTACTATTGGTAATTGTGATACAACAACAGTTGACTATACATCCGAAAGTGAAAACTTTGTAATAAATTTTTCAGGAACATCAGCAGGTGCCCTTTTAATAAATTTATCAAGTAATAGTTATATTACATTAGCTAAATTTTCTGGAAGCACTTACCAAGGTAGCGATGGTTCATTTTCAACGTTCTATGATGATTTGAAAAATTTCACTAATGAGTTATATCTGGATAGTACATTATCCGCACAAACACAATATTATGGTTCAATACCAGCATCAACTTATAACACATTAACAGCTTCAACATTTACATCAGGTATAACATATAATTATTTTGATACAATAGTTCCATTAAATAGTGATGGTACACCAAAATCAGAAAATTTCCCTTGGTATTACGCTACATTTACAAATACATTAGATGGCGGATATTCTGGTTATTCTTTCTATTATTATGTTAGTAGTTATTCAGCTAACACCCCAACCAACAAATTTATAGGAACGGCTATTGGTCAAATATTTGAATTTAGCGGTAAGACTTTTCCTAATTATGATAATGTTGTTGTTGCCACATTAAGGTCAAGAGGTTTAACAAGTTACTCATCAACTGAACATGGGCCTATTTACGAAGTAGAAGGCAATAATTTAAAAATTGATTCCGCAAATAGTTCTGTAATAACATCAAATCCTTATGGTGATTTTGTTTTAAGTGGTAAAACTAAAGAGAATAAAACATTTACATTTGATGTATCTATGAAAGATACTAACGCTAATTACATTACTAATGTTATAGGTGTAGATAATTTCGGAAAACCTAAAAATGAAACCCCTATTTTTGTTGAAGAACACTATCCTAATTTGTTAAATCAAATGTATAAAATGGGATACATTAGGGGATTAAGATTTGATTTAACTTATTTAGACACTGCTAGAAGTGGTAATGCTAACTCAATTGGTTGGTATTTAGAGCAATATCAATCACCAAAGTCACCTTATGTTGTTTCTGAATTGAGGGGTAATAAAGTATATAATTTATTTAGATTTATTTCTATATCTGATGGTTCAAGTGCAAATACTGAAGTTAAAGTATCAATTGTTAATATGTCATTTAAGAATAAAACATTTGATGTTTTGGTTAGGAGTTTTTATGATTCTGATTCTGCACCAGTTGTTCTTGAGAAATACACAAATTGCACATTAGATGAGACAACAAATAGTTTTATTGGTAAAAAAATAGGTACTAGCGATGGGGAATACAATTTAGTATCTAAGTATGTTATGTTGGAGATGTCGGAAGAATATCCAAATGACGCATTACCTTGTGGGTTTATGGGTTATCAGCATAGAAAATATGGTTCAAGTAAAACTCCTGGACCATTGTATAAAACACAATATTATTACAATAATCAAACTGTTTATAACCAACCTTTTGCAACTAGTAACGTTGTTACTTCTGATAATGTTAAGAGAACTTATTTAGGCTTTTCAACATCATTCGGATATGATAATGCGTTCTTATCATACAAAGGAAAAGTTAACCCAACAAGTATTATATCTGATAGTGTTGATTGGAACGTAATTACAAAAGGATTCCACATGGATTCTGGTGCTACGACTGTTACAATAGTAAACACATACACAACAAGTGGTGAAACAACTTTTGAAGTTGGTGTATCTAGTTTTAACTCTGAACCAGAAGATAATACAAACGCATACTATTATTTATATTCAAGAAAATTCACATTAATGTTAGAAGGTGGATTTGATGGTTGGGATATCTATAATGAGAAAAGAACAAATGGTGATGAATATATAATTGGTGGAACTGGTTATATGAGGGGAGCCAAAAGTGTTTCTGGCAGATATGCTGCCGCAACTGGTCAAGGTACATTTAAGCAAATTGTTGAAGGTGATGGTACTATTGATTTTGCAACAACAGATTATTATGCATACTTAAAAGGTGTTTTAACATATAAAAACCCAGAATCAGTTAATATTAATGTATTCGTTACCCCAGGTATTGATTATGTTAATAATAGTAATTTGGTTGAGGCGGCTATTGATATGGTTGAAAACGATAGAGCAGATTCAATTTATATAACAACAACGCCAGATGCTGATTTATTAGATACAAATACAAAAGCATATATATACCCACAAGAATCAATCGTATCTTTGGAGGAAACAAATATTGATTCAAATTATACAGCAACATATTACCCTTGGATTTTGGTTAGAGATACAACAAACAACACACAAGTTTATATTCCACCAACAGGAGAAGTTTGTAGAAACTTAGCATTAACTGATAATGTGGCATTCCCTTGGTTTGCATCTGCTGGTTATAGTAGAGGTTTGGTTAATTCAGTAAAAGCAAGACTTAAACTTACACAAGACGAAAGAGATATATTATACCAAGGTAGAATAAATCCTATTGCAACATTCTCTGATGTGAATACCGTAATTTGGGGTAATAAAACATTACAAGTTAGGGAGTCTGCGTTAAATAGACTTAACGTTAGAAGGTTGCTATTGCAAGCACGTAAATTAATCTCTGCGGTTGCCGTGAGACTACTTTTTGAACAAAATGACCAGATAGTCCGCCAACAGTTTTTGGACACCGTAAATCCAATCCTAGATGCTATTAGAAGGGATCGTGGCTTAACTGATTTCCGTGTTACAGTTTCATCTGACCCAGAAGATATTGAT